CGGTAGCGATGGTCCCACGCTCTAACTGAAGGTCACAAACGGTTGCGGTACCACTGACAAGAAATATACCACTGCCATTGAAGGTGATCTTATGGGTATATCTCTGATAAGAGGATGTGAGAGGCTGAGAAACACTAAAAGAACCGCACGAAACAGACACAGACGTACCCTTTGCTTTATAACTGATAACATAACTTTCTCCTTTAATCAATGATACGGACTGGGACAAACTACCGATTGCAGCAGAGTACCCGGAGCCGGCATCACTGTCCGCAGATACGGTAGCCACACCCGTCCAATATTCCAGTTGCTTGCTAAAAAGTTCGGTATCCGCCGATAGCTCGGTAGCGGCAGACAGGTCCTCTGTTTCATAATCTCCGGTAAACCCGGAATTACGCAACAGATTGACACTTCCGACAGCCGCATTGTCTATCGCATCCTTAGCCTCTTGGGCAAGATCAGCCGCCGCCTGTATCTCATCCGGCAAGCCTTCCATATTCTTCCATCCGGTGGAACCCTGCTCGATATGGAACATACCCTTGATATCAACACCTTTATCCTGAGTGTATTCCATGTAAGTGGTCCGGTCCTTGTCACCAATGTACGTATCTCCGTACACCTTCATCCGGGCCTTGCCGGTAGACCTGTCAAAATCAAAAGAAATGACATCTTTCCCGGTCAAGGTAAAATCATTAATACCCTGATACATGATGATGGACGGAGAAACTTCGTTCACCGAAGAGAGAATTATCGCCGCCTGTCTGGTGATATCAGTCTTATGGCCCAATCCCACGATATCATCACCTGCCACCGGAACATCGTTCTCGACATTAGGATCACACACGGTCTTGGACAGGTCTATATAATTCTCACCTACTGCTGTGACCAACCGCCAGTAATAGCGGTTGCCGACATGATGCGAAATGCCTGTCTTGATATTGCACTCCTGTGCGATGGCGAGAGATCCCGGAGTAAACTGGTTCTCTATCTCAATTCCGTCTTCCTCTTCCTTGAAATAACAACGGTAGACATCATCCAACTCATCCACACGGTTGCATTTCATGCCTGCATGGGAAATCACCTGCTCGCCACCTACATACGTCTTCTTCTTTACTTCAAGCTCGTCAAAAACGGCTTTGACCTTGACATACAGATAATCAACAACAGCCTGTGACATACCGTTCTCAAGTACAGTAATTCCACTACCGTTCTTACCTATCAAAAGACCTTTTAAAAAAGTGATCAGCTCATTGGCAAAATCTTCTTTATCTTTACGAAGGAAGTATTTGAAAAGTTCCTCTATATTTGCACTTCCCGATATGGCAACAACCCGGTCTTTATTGGTCCTTATGTAAATAGAAGGATTCTTATCATCATTATGTATGTATATCTCACCCTCATTCAACCCTTCCAATCGCTTTTCAAATGATGGGGATATTTTCGGTATAATCGGATTTCCTTCTGCATCCGTTTCCGAACCGTACCACAATATCTTTATAGGATGATTTCTAGCCATGATTACACATAATTTTCATTAACAAAAGCAGCTTGCGCCTTCTTGTATTTTAACACATCGTCCTCTTCAGGATTAGTTAGCAAAAATGCTATACCTGAAGAAGAAGTTGCGATCTCAGTTTTGCCTCCGATCCCAGCAATATCGTTTTCTCTAGGGCGTAAAGTCACTTTATATATAAACATCTGTTTTTTACCTATTGTATCCAGCTTTTCCGGGACAGAATCCCCTTCCCGTACATACAAATTACCGTCTATGTTAACGTGAGAAAGGCAAAGTAACTTATTTATGAACTCCGCTATATAATACGGAACACCACGACTTGTCCCAAATACAAAATCAAATGTCTTATAAGGAAGAGAATACATTTCTATTATCTCCTGCTTCTGGTTCACGAACTGTTCGTTCTCAACTTTTAAGTCCACCCCATCCGGTTTGAATCCTCCTATTATTCTGAACTGAAACATCTGCTGAACATCATCAATCCAGAATATATTATCAAATGCAGAATTATTATCCTTATGGGAATATTCAATCAATATAGAATCACCTATATTCTCACACACACAGAATTCCTCACATTCCTTATCGCCTATAGTTACTGTATATATCCCCTCCGAAGGAGATAATGAGGCATAATACATCTTAACGCTTTCATTAACATCATAAGTGAGCAGTGCTATTGACGAGGAGATATTGCCAATCTTATCATTCAAAGAAGCCAAAGGTATTTCACCGTTATCGCAGAAAATTTGCAGCAAAATGTTGTCTGACAAGGAAAATACTTGTCTGAAACATCCTGCATTTGAATATTTATATTTCAGCGGTTTGAAGAATAACGGGCAAACATCTCCGATTGATATCATGGTCTTTTCGTTAGTTTCTAGCAGCTTGCGACTTCACAAGCTTTCATTGCAAATATAACAATTAAAATTTGAATCTTTATAAAGAATTAGAATTTTTCACAATCAAAGTTACCTTTGAACTTTGTGATTTTGTGAAATTGTAATCAGCCTGCTGATAATATCCCTGTATAACCTTGCCTTGGTGTTCAAATTCAACAATTCCTGTAAGATCTTCCGGAAGCTCTACATCCGAAGTTTCAAATTCTACTTCCGCCACAGTAAACATCCTTTTTGAAAGAATTATATCCCTGCTTTCCCCCATTTCATCAATACCCACATCACTATTACCATCTGAAGACGCAAAAGTAAGCATCTCAACAGATGAACCGATATATGCTTCATTAGCTAGAACCATAGAAGAAGGGGAATACATGGCATTGAACATTGTGTCAGGGCTGAGAACGCCACCCATAAGATAATCCCTGTTCAATATATACTTAAGTCCAGACGAATCAGATTTCGCCCCTACCATAAATAAATCAGTGTCACTTTCGTTGTCTGTAGTATCTTCACCTATCTTGTCAGCAAGGAACTCTATGCCGTATGCGTCCGCACGGTATGGAGATATCATTTCAAGGCTATTGTCCGTCATGGTCACGCCTGTGGTATATTCATTCGTAAAACGAAACTCATCCTTACCATTAGCCGTGTCGTAATCCTGTTTGTCAAAGCCTATCCGTATGCGCGAATACACCAATGCGGAATTAACCTTCATCTCGTAATCGGATAAATCATCTATTTTTTTGACAACATCATCCGAGAAGTATTTGCCTCTGTGCCGGAAAGTTATCGTATTGCCGGATATGTCATAAGCGTATCCGAACACATAACTCATCCAACTTGCAAATTTGGTGAAGGATGTATATATTTTGGCTCCCGGAATCTTACGAGCTGATTCAGCCGCCAAGAGCATACAATTATCAAGCCTTCCGTCACCCATGCTTTCTATTACCCCCGTCAATCCGTCTTTTCCCCCGTTAATGCTTTTGAGTAGTCTGTTGAGCAACGTGCCGGGATTTACAACATCCATCTCAACAGGATTTATTCTGTTTTTCCATGATATCGTAACACGACTTTTTGAATCCACGGGATAAAGGGCAGCAAGGTTAGGACCAGACTGTTCCCTCCCTGACTGCACTTTGCAAAGGAGCACAAGCTTCTCTCCTTTAGCTAAGAATATATCATGATGTGCTGAATATTCTTTTTCTATAAGACCGGTGGAATACGTTTCATAGAATACCTCACTGATTGTTTCCAATGTCTTTTTATCCGTGCCAATTTTAGCTAGCCGGAAACGTACCCCGTTAGTCCAGCCCCATGGCGATATGATATTATAGCTTATCCAAAATTTAAAATCAATATCAACAGACAAATTGATGCTTTTTACGGCATATATCAGAGTGCCATCATCTTTACGTTCATCCAACACCTCCGTCCCATTATCATTTAGATAATACTCCGTAATACTTATATATGACTGATCCGATATCTCCGTGGCATTGCCTATATTAATGTCGGTTGCCTCTGTATATAATGACATGGGAAGCCACCTTTCAGCAAAATCCATTGACACAAAATTATCTTGATCCGGAATCTCCCCTACTTCTCCATTGTATATGTCACCTGTAGGAATCCATTTTGCCGATTCTGAAAGTTCAAGCCCGTCATAAACAAGAGGAATGGGACTTTTCACCTCTTCAACAGGATATTCATATTGGGTTCCCCTTTTAGCCTTTATCATGGACGCCACGCTATCATCCACGGCATTTATCTGTAAGATACTACCATTATCCTGCAATGTAGAGAAATTGAGAGCGCAACTAAACCGTTCATTATACAACCAACTGTTATTTCTTGTACTTATTATTATTGAAGCGGAAGCATTCAGATAATCTTCATCATATTGTTTTAACAGCAATATTCTAGCATCCCCAGCAAAAGAAAATTTGTTAGAAAAAGTACGGATAACACCGTCATAGTCATTTCTCTTGAAACTAGCCTTCACCTCGTCCCAATTCTCAAGATCATCAGTAACCCTGTACCTCAGACCATTTATAAGTAACTCACATCGATAATACATAATTATTTCTTTTTACGATTCAATTCATCGATTTCATCGCATGTCTGCCTAACAAGACAGGCGTAAGATCCGGCGGTCCATTCTTTCAGATTGATATGCATCTTATTATATTTTCCAATAGCGACAACTTCATTTATAAACCCTCGTTTTGTAGGCTTCTCCTTCGGTTCCTCATTCTTTTCCTTACTTATCTTGTCCAAATCATATTGTGCACGGGATTTTAACGCGGATATTCTAGCATTCATGACCATTACATCACCTTTCTTGCACGAATAACCTATCTTCATCAGAATATCACGCACCTCATCATACATTTTCAACTTCATCATGTTCTCACATGCCTTCATGCACTCCACGGTCATTGCGAGATTCATACGTTCATTACAATTCAATATCTCAGAGGACAACTGTTTGCTCCCGACAATTTCTATATAGTCATTGATAATTTTTGCCGATGCGGCCCCTTTGTCCTCACCGTCAAATTCGATAGTATTGCTATCATTGGTATAGATCTCTATAAAAACGGACAAGGGAAGTTCATATATGTCACTTGTATACCTCATAATCAGATACTTTTTGAAAATTGCTGATAATTGTTTTCTCTTATCGCCTTGGCTAATTTTGCAAATCCTATCTGCTGTGATTTCTCCAGATGCCCTATCTTTTTCTCCAATTCGCTATAATCATTAACTATTGATACAGGAGGAAGATTGTTTTCGCTTCTATATGCCATAAGACCATCAAAATCATTTGCATGAGCCTTTATCCTGTCCATATCCACAGCATAAGGTATAACCTTCGCACCTTTAGGGATGTCAACCAAAGTAGGGACAGACGGAGTAATATACGCCCCTTTATCTGTAACGATCGTTTCGGAAACGCCACCATCACCCACTACAGCCAATCCGCCTTTATGCGAATCAGTACCCTTGGCGTATTTCGGAATAGGAGTCGCTATAATAGTAGCAAGCTGTATCGCCCCCATAGCACCTAGAGCAGCTATCATAGATATTGCAGCAGGGAAACCCAATTGTTCTATCGTCTGCAAAATACCACCTGCTATCTGTATAGCCGCTTCAGCTATACTGGTAGCTTTCTCAAACTTTGCTTGTTTTGTTCTTAATGCAGCTTTTTTCTTCTCCAATTCGGCATTCTTTTGTGCCGTTTTATCTTCCGCCGCACGTTTACGCGCTTCGGCTTCTTCTGTTGTTATAGCCCCTTTTTCTTCTAAAGCCTCTATACGGGAAATTTCCTCTTCACCAGCTTTCTCATTCGCTTCCTGTTCAGCCTCAACAGCCTCAATCTGGCGATCATAAATGGATGATATCATTTCACCAATTCCACTAACCATAGAAGCCCACATCTCGGTGGTTCTTTCCATCTTCTCACCGTCTGTAAGTTCTTTCCAAACACCCGACATCTTATCAGACATAATACTGAATCCCTTATCCATCCCGTCAAATATACCGGCAAACGGACTATCGATATCCGATGCAAGATCTTTCAATGCAGAAGAATAACCTTTCAACGCTTCAAAATTCCTTGGTGTAATATCCTGTTGCTCTTCCGCTTTTTTCACCTGATCATCCGCATTTATGGAACCTATCTCTGCTTCCATTGCCTTTATGGATTCTCTCAGCATTTCAATCTGTTGCTTGCTTACCACGCCCGATGCTTCCGCTATCTCGATCATTTTTTCAGTAGCATCTATCTGTATCTGCAATTGCTCGTTTGCGGCTTGCTTCTCCAATTCACGCATGGCTTCATCATATTCTTTTCGCGACATCAGCCCTTTTGAATAATTTTGTGTTATAATGTTTTCAAGCTCCTTATATCCAGTACTTGTAGCTGCTATACGGAGAGATGATTGTTCTTCTTCCAGTCTTAGCATCTCATCGGTATACTTTTTCTTTTCCTCGATCCTTTTTTCTTCGGCCTCTGCCAACTTCTTAGCATATTCCTCATTCTCTTTCGCTACCTTCTGCTTTCTCTCTTGAACCAACATTTCCCGGAGTTTGTTCTCTTCCTCAGAATATCCCTTTATAACTGCTATCTGGTCTTTATATTCTTTCTCTATGGCAGCAAGATTACGCTGGTGCTCATCCTCTATAAGAGAAACGGACAAGTCAGCCATTTTATTCCTAAGATTCTCTATATATTGTGCTAGATCATTTGCGGCTTTATCAACAGAATGAGGATCAAATGTAACATCTTCAATATCAATAGAATTTGCTATATCTTTACTAGCTTTATCTATCCGATATATCTGATTTAATATAGAACCTATTTCTTCATCCAAATCTTCAACCTGCTCGTTTAATTTCCCATACATATCTCTAGCTGTATCCATAGCTGCCCCTTGACTGGATTCATATTGTGCTTTCATCTGGTCTCTAGCAGATTCAAGTTTCGTACGTTTTTCTTCTTTTTCTGCCAATTGATCTTCCAATTCTAATTTTTGCTTAGCCTGTTCCACAAGACGATCTTGCACAGCTCTAGCTTTAGCCGAAGCTAATATGGCATTAGATAACCTTTGATAACTATCAGCCGCTTTACCTGCAAGAATATTTTCATCACTTATGTTTTTAAAATATGAAGGATATTGCTTTTTCAGTTCCTCAACGGCTTTTTTCCGTTCTCCCATAGGTTTATTCAAATTGACAGCCGCCCTATATAATATATCCAATTTAACAGCTTCATCTTGGGAATTTTTTACACCTTCTTTTTGAGCTTTATTCAAATCCTCCTGAAACTGTTTTAGATAATCAATTTCTTTTCTTGCATCAAACAGGCTACCTACCCATTTGGTTATCTCACCTCCATAACTCGATAAAAGAGTTATCCCAACAACTAAAGCTGTCTGCCAACTAAGAAGGGAACTCAATACCTGCTTAAATACGGGTATAGCTGTTTGATTTGATTTTTTAGCCAACTCATATTCAATTCTCGCTTTCTTTAACTCATCAACAAACATAGGAAGGTTATTAGATATGGCAAGAAAGAAAGTATTGGCACTAACAGACAAAGCTGGAAGTTCTCTTGCAATCTGTTGTATGGAAACATTAAGCCCATTCCAACCCGAAGCATAATTACCCACATTACGTTGGTAATTGCCCATCTGTGCATCTATATCCTTTAGTTGCTGATTCAGCTTACCGATACTGTTCAAGATATCCATACCTTTTGCCTCCTCACGTGCAGCTTGTGAAAGGTTATAATATTCTTTTTCCAGTTGAAGCATTGAAGCCTTCATCTCGTTATAGCTTCCTGTTGTGGCAATCGCTACCTGTGTATGATTTCTCAATATCGCCGAATACTGTTTATTCTGCTCTGTCAGCGTGCGTAACTGGGACACCGTAGCATCTCTTTTGGACTTGTACTCCTCTTCGCTGATAGAACCTGTCTTATACTCCTTCGATAATTCCCTCAGAGATGTTCTTAAGGCTGAAATTGTTTCTTTGTTATCACTTAATCTACTGTTCAATTCGGCGGCTTGTGCATCAAAAGCCTTTACCGTCTGACGGATTGAATCAAAATCAGCAGCAGTCATGGATATTTTCTTGGATGCCTCTTGGAATGAAACAGAAGCAGTTTCCGCATCCTGTGACACGTTTTTCAAGTCTTCGGAAGCGCCTCTCAGATTTATTTTCACTTCCGTTATCTTATCTGCCAATGTATTCAATGGTTTGGTAAGAAGCTCTATCTTACGGGAAATATCAGTCAATAACTTTAATTGACTAGTCTGTAATTCAGACAATCTATTTTGAGAAGCATATAATTTGGTTATTGTAGCATTATAACTGTCAACCTTAGACTGGTATTCTTTTAGATTACCCGGCTTAAAATTTATGCCTTCACTTAATTGTTTTGTGAAATTCGCATATTCGGAAGATGTGGTTTGAATATTAATCCTTATCTCATTTAACTTCTTAACGATGTTAGGATCAATCGCATCAGTAATTTTAAATTCTGCTCCTGCCATGGTCTTTTCGTAAGTTTTGGGTGATGCATGACTTCATGCACCTTCTAAGAGCAAAGATAGTGATTTTATTGATATTATGAAGATAAGGGAATAAAAAAGGGAGAAGCAAAAACTTCTCCCCGTGAAAAATAATTTATTTAAATTACCAATCATCATTTTCATTGCCTACAAGACCATTCTTCACTGCTTCTTCTATTTTATCCATAATAACATTGGAATATGCATGAGCCATAATCAATGCTTTAGATGATGTTTTCTTTGCCTTATGCTGATCCTTGGGACTGAAAGGATAACATGTTTCTATACCCCATTTTTCTATTTTCTTTGTCGTGTCCGCAGGCTGTCCTGTTGTACCAGCAGAAAAAGCTCCCATCCATCCACCTCCGATGTTCTGCTCAACCTCATAATATTGAAGCGTATATGTAACACGAATTTTTTTATCTTTAATATCAACTTTTATAACAGGGTGGATGTTAACATTATAAGCTGTCATTCCTCCAATATGTTGAGCGATTCCTCCCACAAATCCTTTAGCAATAATTACTCCCGCATCCTTATCATTCAATTTAATTACTGAGTTCGCATCGTTAAAAGATTCCGCAAACCAATGGTTTAAAGTAATATATAGCTGCTCTTTAGTCTGTTCCCCACAATCAATTATTTGCTCATAGGTCAAACTCTGATTCTTATCTAATACCAATGAAGAGCCTAAATTTTCGGCCGCTTCCACCCACTTATCACCATAGTTTTCCTTCGCATATTTTTCCAATTCTTCTGCTCTCATTACTTGAGCACTAAGATTCAGACTGAATAATGAAACAATCATTAAGAATAATACTTTTTTCATATAGTTATAATAATTTGGTTATTTTCAGCAAAGTAATATAAACTAAAACACAATTCAAAATATTACGACATATTTATTTGTAATTTAGAATATTGTCTAAATAAATTACAAACATAGCGTTTCAATCTTTATGTTTAAATTTCACCTTCTCACTTCTTTTCCCAGTGCATACAATCAGTTTGAGATGTTTGCCGTATATCCGTTCAAGTCTATTATTTTGTTCTTCCATTTTTTTGAAGTATAATTTCAAGTTTATCTATTGTTTTCATAGTCTTTTAAATTATGTTGCGAATCACAACGTTAACGGGCGTAAATACTCCACCCTACCGCCCAGATTGACGGTAGGGTATCATAAATGTGAACGTTGGTAAACCTCCATACAGCATTTACGCTTCTTTATATATGTGGCAAAATAATATTAGTTCTTATAGAAGAAGCTATCTTCGGGCTTCCTCGTAAGCCTGTAGCTTAGGTACAGGCAAACAAATACTATTGTTATCTCTATCATAATTTTGGGTATAGTTGGGCTATCCGAGTGTTACCCGGATAAACAAGTTACTGATAATGTTATATTTAGGCTGCTACCTTAGAATTGTATAGTTCAAGTATGAACCTTTTCCCTGCCTCCGTCCAGTACATATGTTGTCTGGTCTTGATATTACCTAGGCTGTCGGTATATGCGTGCGGCCGATGCACAGTATATCCTTTATCCCGGTATTTGGAATAGAGATAGTACACTCCGCTTTCCTTATATTGTATTCCCCATTGGCAAAGGAGTTTGTTTAGCTTGATGTCAGATATACCGATGCAGGAAGCTATCATGTTAACGGTAAGATAGCCTTTGGAGGAAAGGACCTTGTTGCAGTATTCTACTTTCGGGGCTGCTTGGCGTAGCTGTTCTTCTTGTAATGCGTTCTGGTGTTCAAGACGCTGTTTTTCCTCCCGTTCGCTCTTTAACTGTGTAGCCAGACTGATAACCAAGTCTGGATTATTAATCATTTGTTCAAGTGTTGGCTGTGTGGCGGTCATGCCGTATTGAAGCAACTCTTTGATACGCTTATTACACCATATAGCGAATGATGGAGATAACCAACGGGCAAATTCCAATGCAACATCTTCGTGAAGCCATGTGCCTTGTTCGTTATTACCACCTTTAACTACTTGAATTAGTGCCGATATGGGAATATGCATATCGGCTGAAAGTGCTTCTGTGAACTCGGTAGTAGCTTTCAATCTAAGCCAATCCCCTACTAATTTACCAAACGGCTTTGCCATTTCTGTGGCATTTACCATAACACTATCGCCTTTCTGAAAGGTAATAGGACTTCCGTTGTATTGGAAGATTTGATTTTCATTCAACTGTCGCATAATAATGAAAATTAAAAGTTAATAAATAAAGAAAGCAGAGAATTTCTCCAACTTGCGACAGTTCCATATCGGCTTTGGGGCGAATATGTACGGAGAAACCTCTGCTTATATTTTAAGCAATACTTCAATATCGGGCATAAAAAATTCCCAATCCGAATATGATAATAAAACTGTCGCACTGCAAAGTTACAACATTTTTTCAAACAAACAAATAATGAAAATATATTTTTCATTGTTATTTTCACACACATAATATCCATCTTTCTAATGACTTTCAACACGCCACAATATGCCTTACCTGTAATTTCTGCAATTTGCAGTGAACTTATTGTTCTTTTTTCGCCATTTTCCCCATCAATAGGTACTAACTTATTAAAATTTTCCATATCTTTGCGATATAAGATTAATATTGTTCCCCGTTGGCGGCTCAGTCACTTCCGCCTTCGGGGATTTATTTTGACTGATTGTAGCAGGTGGGGAATCGAACCTCATTGTGCCATTATTCACTCCTGCTTTCCTCCCTTATACTATCCACGCTTGGAATCGTATAAAAAGAAAGTTCCGTAATAGGTGCAAGCTACTACGGAACAGTCATATATAAACTCCAATAGGAGAATATTTAATCAACATCAAGTAACGCTTTGCACTTGTTACAGATACAAAGGTAAATGATGTTTTTATCTTATACAATGGTATGAATATTAAACAAAAGACAATATCAATTAATAGTAATACTAAGTAACGCATAGTAATATATAGTAACGCAATTATTAAATATCACATTCGCAATTTAGACAAAATCTAAATTATAACATAATTGATAGTTTTGTTTTTCAATAAAAAAATAAATGTCTTTTTTTGCACAAAACATTTGTAACAAACGAACTGTTTTTAGATATAAGCATCATTAATCATGGGAATATAATATGGCTGAAAAAAAACAAAGTTACACAGAGGAAGAATTGAATGAAATGATTGCATGGTTTAATGATCATGCTAACCAACTTCCCAAAACAATGCAAATTAACAAATCTGCGTTCACTCCAGATTTAGTCCTCACTATCGAAAGCTGCATCATGCAGGCGAAACAAAATTTAGGAAATTACAAGATGGAAGGATCATTCTTGCTTCTAAGGCAAATAAGAGCCAATATTGAAAAAGGAGAAAACGATCTTTTGTAGATCCGTCCTTTACATAGATAGCGGTAATCCTTCCGGATGTCCGCTATCATTTCACGGAAATATGAATTCAATAAACTCGCCTGACCAGTTTTCACCTTCACGACAGAATTTATACACATCTCCAACCTTGTATAATATATAAACACATTCATCCATAACAGCAGCCTTCTCTGCGATTGAACGCATATGTTCCATCTCCCTCATTGACTTATTTCCTTGGCACAAGCAGTTTTTCATAGTTCGCACCTCCTTATAAATTTCTCAATAGAGGGCATAAGCCTGTACGTAACATAATGCCTCCTTGCTTTGGAGCTTACCTTGAAAATTTTATAGCCATATTTCTTCTCAATATCAGAACCAAAAGAAACGCCATAGCTGGCAATCCTTATACCATTTGATATTGGTATTGCCGTGATGGAACTATAAAAATCTCCACGTATGATAAGGTTTGGAGTATTGTTCCCTCTTGCAGAAAAACCCAGATATGAAGGTTTCGGTTTCTGTATCTTTGTCTTCCAATTTTTATAGCGTTCGGCGTTTTTCTTCCAATGCTCTCCATAAGTTTTTTTAAAGTATGGGTCCTCAGTATATCCAGGGATCAAAGGATTTTCATCTCCATCAACACCACTATATAGCTGTTCTCGTACATATTCCTCAAACTGAGGAGCATCCTTTTCCATCTTATCCCTTATCATTGGCTGAATGCCATCAGCCAATTTCTTCCAACATCTCGCGTATTCCTCCAATGTCATAGCAAAAACGGGGGATCAATCTCCCCCGCCTCCTAAATTACTGTTATTGATAATTCTATTATATACGGAAACCAGCCTTGATTTCCGCCTTTCTCTAGAAATGTCCTTCCAGAATACATCTATATTCTGAGCGACAAACTCATCCAATGAAAGTTTGGCCACCTCGGACTCTATAAATGTGACTCCATTAATTCTCATTGTACCCATTGTTCAATCCCAATGACCCCATTAGCCTGTAAAATAGAAGGAGATTTAAGCACCGGTACACCTCCTGTCGCTGTAAGCACACCGTTACTGTATTCCAGTGCTGACGCACCAGAAACGACTGTTGAAGCCTTCTCAGACAATACAGCGCCATAATATGCAGTAAGGTCTGTGCGGTCATAGTGATCCACGAGTTTATATGTATTCTCAGGAGATGTCATTTTCACAAATTCAACATAATTCAATCCCTTGAGAACATTTTCCAAATTTACACCCGATTGTTTTACAGACATGTTTTTCATCATCTTCTCCGTATCGGAATACATTGCATTAAACGCAAGATAAGCCTTTTGTCCGCTTGAGTCATAAGTCTGCCCTGTAGGGTAAACCCCTGACAAATCGAATCCTGCAAGCTCGTCTGTTCCGTCATCCTCTCCGTAGATAACATTATTCTTGTCAAAAACATACATATCAAACAATGTATCCTTGTTGGCTACAAGATTAGCTTGTAAAGCTAGATTAAACTTACGCAACGTGAATGTATCCGTCCTTGCCGAATAGCCCGTTATTTCCGAACCGGCATAACCATTTTCCGATGTATTGGGTTCACCACCGCTTACCGCATATTCCGAAAATCCTGTAATAGGATAAATTCTGTCCGGATAATCAGCATGGCAAGCCTCTTCCAAAGCATCAGCAGTCAGTTCCTTTGGCAGTTTTTTGCCATGAATGACCAATATAACACCTGCTACCTTGTCCGGTTGCAGGGGGCAGTAATTCATTCCAGTATTAAATCCGGACGTGCTGCCGCACTCTCTAATATCTGTTCGCATAACAATTCTGATTTTTAACTGTTAAATCCAAATTCTTTATTTCAATAGCATCTATCTTTTCGCCAACTTCCTTACCGTCAACATCAACAGCACCACGTCTTCCAAAACTATAATTTTCTGAATATGTATGGCTTACAATACCGGAGTAACCGAAATCAAATTTATCACATTTTTTTAACTCTTCTATGAATCCGTAATACAAAGGTCGAAGAATACCTTCAAAAGAAATCTCACGACGTTGTTCATTTGTATACTTTTCCAATGTATTGGTAGCGATTATTATGTTTACAGATGCCTTACAAAAATAATCCTCACTATCCCTTTCCTCGTCTAAGGGAACATACAGCCCTATCATTGGGAATTTTCCCAATGCTGTCACCCTGCTTTTCCCAAGAAGAAGAAGTGTTTCCCTTATATAAGAACTGTCACCATATATGTAATTTATCTGTTGATCCATTCTTTTTGACAAGGAAGCACATACATCTGATATTATATCGATTATCATATTCCAAGAGAATTAATTGTTTCCAACAATTCGAAATCGGTGGCGATATCCGGATAGTCCGCTTTATTTGATTTAAGCCACCTCACAAGTCTGATATTCATTCTTACCATGTCATTCCATGCGAATATCATTTTCCTTTCTGGACTTACAAGACGGCCGTCATCTTCGTCAGCCTTCACACCTGTAATAGTTGCCTGTGCATGATTATGTCTCAAATAATGAAAATATATATAGTTGGCAATAGGGGATTTGGAAACCTCACTATCACCATCACTATATCTCACGACAAGACGCGCTATAAGATCATCCCATCTTTTTTCCTTCGTTTTCCCTTCGTTGGCAATATATGATGAGAATTCCTCATACAACTTCTCTCCAAGGAGTTTTCCCAGATATTCCGACTCATATTGCATTACAAAGCCTTGAAGGCTGTCAACTATCGCCTTATTAGTCTCAGAGGGAGTATGTATATTCAATACAGCACCCTCAATATCAAGAATACCTCCTTGAAAAAAAGTATAATCCACTAACATTACACAATATCTTTGAGGTTCTTCTTTTTATTGAACAAGTCTTCAGCACCGATTTTCTTAGCGTCCTCTATCAATTCCGTAGGAACGGTGGCAACACGCCCATCTTGGAAGAACTTAGCTGCAAGTAACATATTAACACTTACCTTATCACCTTTTTTATAAGAAGCTCCGTCCTTTGCGAACTCAACCTCATAAGTTTTAGTCAAATTTACCTTCATAGCATATATAAATTTATCCGCCGACAGCGACGGGGGTTATAGCTTCAATAACGGTTGAAATCTTATCCTTGACAAAAGCTGTTTTATATTGTTTTTTGATATAAACCATCAATCGTTTCTCACCAAGGATAGTCACCATATTTTTAGTGAAATCATCATTTTCCCACCCAAGTGTAATGGTAAGGACCCATACATCACGGATGTTAAGATAGTTAAAATCTCCAACCCAAATATTACCTTGTTTGATCGCAGTGCTGGTTTCCACTCTCAGACCTTGAATCAGTTCATCACCAATACGGAAAGGACGAAGATATTGCCCATTAACATCCTTAGTCAACTGCATTTGTGCATAGTCAAGAGGATGCATGAGCACAAGGTTTGGGCGATAAGCCATATTGGACATTGACACAATCTGTGTATACATACCAACAATAACATCATAAGTGTTGGGCTTATCTACTTTCAGAGTTGTCAAGGAGAATGTAGGTATATCACTCCCAATCCCTTTAATCTGACCACCAGAACCAGTACCAGACAGAATACCTTCTTCTTCTTTCAAACCAATACGATTGATAATCTCAGCCCTAACCTCCGCAACCAACTGAGGCAAATCAGATAATGTTTCTTCGGTTACTTTTGTGCCAAGAGCCACTTTGCCAGCATTGATAGTAACTTCTGACAATGTACCGCTCATCATAGGCTTAAGACCGCCTTCTGGAACCCATTCGGCTTCTTCTTCACCCGGATTGAACTCCGCATAAGTTAATGATCGTGTAGATATTGCTGCCACATTGGCAAATTTACGGATTACAGTCTGAGAACGCGGATCAACAGATAACTGACTATCAATTGTCATGTTATAATGTGGTGCCACACCTGTACTCTTCAAGGGATCAACATCCTTTTTGCTCATAACAAGTGTAAGGCTTTTCTTGAATCCAGGAGACTGCTTACAAGCTGTTTTCAAGTCCACGGATTTCTCTCCATGTTTGCCTACAGTAATGAAATCCTTCAATTGCTCTTCAATCTGCTGGTCTACAGATTTGAAAACCGTTTCCCCATCTTCATTCTTATGCATTGCACCCTTCATGCGAACAATTATCTCTTTCATCTCACCAAGTTCCTTACGCACTGTTTCCAATTCCTTTTCGGAGTCTATCTTTTGAGTAACCTCATTTAATTTATCCTCAAAAGTTTTTTTGTCGATAGTATCGTTCATGAAATCACCTACAGTAGCGTTTATTGCGTCCTGCAACGCCTGTAATGACTTCACGGAAACCTCATCCATTCCCGACAAATCAATTTTGCTTAAAAAGTCAAATTTCATACTTCTTTAAGTTTTAAAGGTTTTGTAAATATTTTTATTTTTTTATCGGCTCCCTCTTCATCAAGTGGCTTGTCTGCCGGCTTGTATCGAGCGAGTGACATCGCTTTTCTTATTAACGTTTGAACTTCCTCTCTCTTCCTTATTGGAAGTCCTTTACATACATCACTTATTTCAACCGGAAGTGATTCCAACGCACTTTCATATTCTTCTGCCGATTTCAGACCAAGATATTCAGTTTCCCCGTTACATCCTATGGACACTACGGATATCTCATATAGAATGACTTCCTTTACAACCAAACAGTCACGTTCCCTATCATATTCACATTTTTCCCATACATAACTATAACCTATAGAGAACTGGTTCAAAGTTCCACTTTCAAGCTGTTTCAACGCTTGATTCCCTCTTTCCACATCATCAATAGACGCTTCAAAGTAAAGCCCTTTCTCATCTTCTTGCAGAAGCGTAATGCGTCCTATAGGTTCATGCATGTCATGCATCCACAACATGATAATCTTATCATTAGCAGAACTTTCCGGACCTCTCTCCTGTATACTTTTTGAGAAACATCCTTTCAAGAGCATATCACCGAACTTATCAATGTTATTGAAAATTGCGGCATAACCACTGATAGTTCTGCTGCCAGAATCATATTGTATCTCCTTTGCATAAAAAGATAAGGATTTATACTGCTTCCCCAGCCTGTCCTTGTATTTGCTTGTCTCCATCATTATTTATTTCTATTTTAAATTCCCCTTTTGGGTTATCCGGATCAATATCTGTAAAATTAGACATCTCAGTTCTTGCCTCCTCAAAAGTAATCAGCCGGTTGTTATACAATGAAGCTATAGCATTAGAGGCTGTAGACAAGGCATCCGCCAACTCTTTCATGTCCTTTTGAAGACAAGCGACATGAGTAAAGTCCATTTTGATTATTGCTCTGTCCTTACATATAGCATTAGTCAAAGCCTCTGTTATACATTCACTGTCAGGAATAATAAGATCCTGATATGCCGCTTTCTTTGCCTGAGAAGAGTTATCATAAGTACTTCCTTGTATAATCAGATTGGCGTCAAAACCTATGGTCTGAGCTATCGCCTCCAAACACGCCTTATCTTCCTCATGAAGCTTCAATTGTTCCGTATTTGATCCTAATGTAATCCATCCCAGTTTCTTAGGAGTCACCATGATTTCATACAACTTATGCACTATGCCATATTTCCTTTTAAAATCATTCTGCAATTTTTGGGATTCAGACGGAGTAATGGCGGCATTCCCTACATCAGTCGTATCATTCCCGTACAATATCCCTTTTGGACCTCCATTAACTATAAGATTTCCTCTCCCTATCAGTTGAGCCATATAGTTTCGCGTATGCGAAGATAATGCGTCTACAGGGGAATGGAAGGCAATTTTCCCTCCATTATTGCTTGGAATATCCATTATTGAATCGTATATGACAAAATATTCCTCATCCCCAAGCTCTATATTTACATCTCCCCAACGTATATATACCCTTTTAGCAATTGAAGAAAGTTCTGTCTGAGTAAATGGGTCTTTACCGAATGATTCCATATAAAATAATTCGGGAGGTATTACCATCATGGATTTAGGCAGGTCGGATTTTAAAGCTCTCAATGTATAAATAGGGCAAAATCCGAAACATTTTAAGGATATCTCAACCTGTTTTATAAAGGAACGCCCACTCTGTATTATATTTGGACGATTTAAGAGAGTCACAATATCTTTAAAACTCCTCTTTTCATTCCCGTTCATATCTGTCACGTAATATCTTCCGTTCTGAATCATTCTTCCGCAATGATCTAGAACCATTGCAAACGGCCAACATTCATGCAAGGCTCTTGCTTTCCCCTCAACAGTAGACATATCGTAATCTATATTTCCTTTATTGCCAGGAAACAGGCTCTCTACCCATTCAGGTACATAAATAAAATTACCCCCATCATCCTTACCATGATAGGTGGCTTCATCATACATATCCTTATTTGACTTCTTTAAAGAAGGTATCTTAAACCAGTGTCTCATATACAACAATAAAGGCAACCGCCGTTATAATACAGCAATTGCCTCCACAGTGATCACGTTCTAAAAGTGGGTATGGTGCAACTTCACACCATGAAGGCAATTGCCTGTTACAAAGGAACAAATTAATTTATTAATTAACAAGTAATTCAAATATTATTTTCGTTTAATATAAATTAAAATAATAAACTTCCAATTTATATACCCTAAAAATACCCATATTAAAAAAAGACCAACATTTTTTGTACAACATCCGATATTTTTTTGCCAAAGTTTTGATATATCTTAAAAATATACCAATTATATATTATATTTTTTCGATACGTAATAAGACAGTGCTGCTACAGAATAAATTGCAGCGCAATCATCTGAACCATTATAGTCCAATACTCCATCCATAAACTCATTGTATTGCGGTATCTTGTCATAGTCTGAACGGAACATCACATTATTTTTGATAAAATCCAAAAAAGCAGATATCCTAGCGTCTGCTCCCATATTTTTATGTATGATTCTGACATCATATCTATCCCTTAAGCCCCGTGCTATAGGAAAATAATTTTTTTCACTTTCAAACAAGATCTCCGCAGGAGATATCCCTTCTAAAAATGACAGAAGAACATTTTCATCAAATGAACTTATATATGTCACATTATCGATATATATTCGCTCATTTACATAACATGAAACCATAATAAACTTTCCGGCATATTCGGGAAGAACATATACAAGTCTTGTCCCCTGAATATTTTTAGATATATCATAATATCTCATATCTTTATTTTCCTGCTTAATTTTACTTCGTTTTCTTTTTAAGGAGAAACGAGTATATTCATCCTTAAACACCCATACGGTAATATAACGTAAGCAGTCGCAAATGTGCCCGTACTTCTCATAAGACTGCCCCGTAACCTTATCCTTAACTCTCGTCTTCAACATTCCACCGTTAACATCCTTCTTGGCATTATTATAATCAACAACTGAATTCTTACATCCGTCATCTACTGAAAAACACATTCCGGAACCACCATCAAGCATGTAATTGACAAACTCACCAGACATGGGCACGGACGGATTAGAATATGGTATCCTTTCTTCGACATGGTAAGTACCTTCCAGCCCTTCTACGAACTTGTCAAGGAATGACCTCTTTTCATCATCTATAGTATTCCCATTCCTTGTTGAAGCGTCACCATATAAATACAGCATATCATTGTATCTGATTGACCGCAGATAATCAACAGCCATCCGAGATGCATGCGTTACTGTGTTAAAGGGATCACCGGCACATATCTCATTAAACTGCCTTATATGACTTCCGTCCACTTGATAAAAACAAATCGAAATATAGGGAAGAACATTGTTATCAATAGAAATATGCACAGGAAGTCCCTTGATATATCGTGTTGTTTTAATATGCCTATTAGAATCGAAAGCATATAGAAACTCACCCCCCGTCTTAATACTACCCCATTCACCCAGCGCATATACCCGGTAATAGTTGTAATCATGTTCCTTGTACCATTGATAATTGGATATTGTCTGCCTGTCATAATATCCATATTTACCGTCCGGAGAACCAACCACCCAAAAATTATTTTTATAAGACGAATGCAGTTCTATTGTATCCGATGGGTACTTTTCCAGCTTTCCTGTACGTTCATTGGCGATCATTCTAGGTTTGCAACCCCGTTTCCCTAATATTGTGCTGTATGCCTTTGGCAAAGAACTTTTAGTAAGAGGATTTTTCACTTCGCCATATAGTTCATTTGGAAGATCGTCCCATTCATAAGTATCAAGAATTTTCGTTTTAATCCATGAATCCTCAGATACAGGATTAAAATTGCATATTATCTGCAACCCTTCCTTACCTCTAAGACGGAAACGTATCTGAGTAAAATCTTCATATTCGAACTCGGTTGCTTCTTCCATCACTATCCAACGATATCCAGTGATAGACTTTATTTTTTCAGGATCATCAAGCCCTGTAAAGTCAATTTTACAACCATTTACACAAGTTATATTATTTTCCTTAAGCACAAAGAACTGACTCAGTTGAAGAGCCTTTAGTTGGGTCTTAAACTCTTCATACACTGTATTCCTCAGACTAGCTCCCACTTTTCTTACAACAAGAGCCGAACCTTCGCAAGAAAATACAGACAACAACACAGCCTGTGTCGTAGATACAGATTTTCCCGATGAAGAACCACCTCTGTTTATAATGTACCTGATATTCTTGTCATGCATAGCCTTACGGATATGCCAAAACAGAGGATTGAACAACTTATGTGAGAATACCATCTCTATCATCACTCGTCCCCAATTATCATGCGCACATTAGTACTGACATCACTTTTTACCGGAGCATCCCATCCAAGCATCTTGCTTATCTGTGTAATGGCGGCTATCTTGCTGTATAGCCGTATCTCCACTCCATATTGAGTGTTCTTAATTGACTGTATGCATAGACGGACGGATTTCGGAATATTCTCAACAGACTTTACCATATATGTATCTTTACCAGAGGACAGCAGATCTATCGGATCAACATTCACCACGCTTGCAAGAAAGCGAAGCACATCATCCTTCTTCATATCAAACCTCTCGCAAGCCTCAACCTGAAGCTCATTCAACCGGGAGGCCACATCTGAATTTTTGAGAAGGTCAAACGCACGTTTGCGCACAGTTCCGTCCTTCCAATTCACACTGCACGGATAAGCTTTCCGATACGCCTCTGATGCGTTACCCGTTTCTATATAATAGTGGCAAAATTTTTCTCTATTTATTACAAGTTTCTTTTTCATAAAAGTCTTTTCGTCCGAAGAACGTACCGCGCTCCTTTACACGGGATCATTACAATTCAAAGTTACGGAAAATATGAATAAAACAAAAAACATACCATTTAATTCATGTACCCTAAAAGTACCCTAAATTCATTGCTAAAATTCAAGTTTAAGCTCATTCACAGGATTAACTTTCTTTTTTCCACTTTTCGCTTTCCGATATACATCGTCAATCAATGATTTAAGCTCGTTGATGTAGCTTTCAAGGGATGTTGCAGGCATCCCTTTCTCTTTTTAAAACCTGCCATTTCTATCTACCATTCTCTTTTCAGCATCAGTGGCTTGTCTTTTGGGAAATTTCCCATGCCACTTCCCCGGTATCATACGCGGATTTTCCCCTTTACTGTCAAATATCAATCTCCCACACTCTGAGCACAACGGTTTTCCTTCAAACTCCTTTATGCTTGCATCATACTCTATGGGAAAGATTTTATGTACAACAGGCCAATAATCCGATGTGGCTGTATTCTCAACACAACCACATTTGCTACAAATAAACAGTGGCACAATCAATATCTTTTTCCGTTCAACATAGGTCTTAATTCATTGTATCTCATCTTCTGCTCAATGAACCACTCAATATCTATTCCTTTCCAAAGACAGTATTGCCATACATCAAGAATCACTCCTTTAACCGACCTTGGAGATTCGGATATAATTGTTCCGGTGCAAATATCAAAAACTATCTCTACAAATGTGTGTTCTTGGAAAAAGTCTGAAACGTCATTGAGTTCATCCACATTATCCAACGTGTCTTGCAAATCCCAGCCGCGCAGCCCAGCAAGGTCAAGACAGCGTATCACAACATCAGCTAATTCTTCCTCCACCGTTCCTTTGATATATTTTTCAAAACAATACTTGAAATTGACATCATCGTGCGGTTCTTCATCCTCATAAGAAGATTTAAAAGATTCTCTGTCGGCATGTTTCCCTTTTCTATCTGCTTCCACAGCTTCCATAAGCTCGGAAATGACAAGACAAAGAAGATGTTCATTACTCAGCTCCTTATCATGGAAACCGTGCTCGCAAGCGGTCTTATAAGCTCGATCCCGTAGTTCGTTTAAATTAATATTTTCCATAATCATATAAGTTTTAATGCTTCCCAAATACCAGCTTCTAGTGCTTCTTCGTAAATATCCCATTTACCACCATCATTAGGTCCTTCATAAACAGAACTAGTTATATGAGTTCCATTATCAGCTTTAGATATTTCGTATCCATAGCCACAAGCACAGTTATATACACATATATGAATATTTTTGGTTTCACGTAACCACTTTTGGGCTATGGATTGTGTAGGGGCGGGGAGTTTTAATGCATTTGTGTTTATATAGGAATTGCAATTAAATAAACCGTCTTTTGTATAAAAAGCCATACAATCTTCCCTAAATCCTTTCTCTTTCAGCAGTTTCACTGTTTCTAATGTTACAAATTCTTCGGTCATGGTTATTCTCCTTTACACTCTTTACAATGCAATTTATAAGCATGGGCAAACATCCCTAACGTAACAGGATCAAAGTGAAAATCTGCCTGTTTATCTTCTATAACAACTGAAACACATAATTGGCCGTCGCAAAAGTCAATATATGCCTCACCACCTCTATCCCCTCTAATGGAAAAGGTTTGTGTCTGTACACTATCCATGATTCTCCTCCTTTAGTCTTTTAATTAGGGCATCAGCGCAATTAAGCGAATATTTAGCGACTGCCTCAGAATTAATACCATTCTCGTTTGCTATAACAACTTTAATAATGTCTTTTGCCAGTTCGTATCTACGCTGTTCCCAGTCAATAGCTGAATTTCCAAGATTTAAAAAGTCAAGTTCACACTCTCTGAAAACTATGTTATCGCATACATATAAATAATCTCTGCTATGTTGAGAGTTGATGTTTAATCGGGGAATTACATCTACCAAAACCCCTGTTGATTTTACTCTTGCTTTCATATTTAATTTTCTGATTTAATAATAGTACCAAATGAACGATACCTACGCCAAACCATATTTCCACGTTGAATACTAGTAAGCCAATCACAAGCCTTAAATACTTGTCCTACATTATATAAAAATGGTCGTTTTTGTATTTTTCTTTTTATTCTTGCTTTCATATTTAATCGAAATACATTACTTTCTTACCTATACATACTTTGAACCTTGAAAAACATTCGCTATGTTGTGTGATATTGTTAGGATTATATTTGTTAATAAAACATCCAGTACGTTTATGGTATCTAACACAAGCGTTCTCTGGAGATTTAGCCAATACCTCTTTTTCATCTATAAAATCAGAAAACAAATCATCTCTGTATGATACCTTATACCACTTAACTTGGTTTCTTATCTTTTTAAAATACTTTGCTTTCATTGTTCCTCCTTTGTTTTAAAATATTCAATCAGTTCGTCTACGGTGGCTTTACGGAAATTTCCTAAAATAATTGTTGAATTTTGATATTCTATACCCCAAAAGAAGAAGTTACCTTTAGGTTCTACGAAATAATGGTCATTACCAATAGCATCATCAAAAGAAACACTAAGTGAAGATTCTGCTATAAACCATTGAAACTTATTTGTATCATCCCTCAATGCTGCTAAAGCAAGGAAAAGCTCTTCATTGGTTCCACAATCAATTCTACCAGCACAATTCCAAGTTATATGCGGATCTTTTGAATCAAACATCTCATTCGTAATGTGGGTATATTTATTTAAACCTGTTGCTAAACATAACTCTTCATTATCTTTTTTGCTTGTCTTAATTTCATATCTCAATCCCCTTTCTCTTTAATCCGTTCTAGTACATCCCTGTTGGCTTCGAGTATCTCATCGAAAGACGGGATGGGCATATAGTGAGTAATACGATATAGGGGAGAATCTTGTAAAAATATTCGATTATCCGATTCCCATTGACCATTTCCATAATACAAGCCAACAAAATATCCTTTACAAGAATCTTTCCATTCCACTGTAAAAAACACACCTGTATTTTTTCCCGGCAACCGTTCCTTAACACTTATCCAAGGCGATTGCTTTGACTGCCACTCTGCACCAGAAATAAAGTCAACAATGCAGTATGGTTCACAATGAAGCTGCCTGTTTCTGCAATCATTGGAATATTTTTTTGCCGCTTCTTCTACAGTATGTTTCATAATCATTCTTTTATAAATTCAAGTTTGTACCCTAAATACCCCGATTTACCTTCCGCATCCATAGCCCGTCCTGTCAAGTTACCATAAAGTTCATCCATGATAATGTAAAATATTACTTTGGGTAATGGTTTTTGCAGATATTCAATGTACACATTAAATAATTCATGCTTTGGAGTTACCGTTTCGATTTCTCTGAAACATTCGGTTATCGGACGGAAAGAAAATCCATTTTTCTTTGGGTTGGTCAATAGTTCCTTATAGGCAGCTACAAGACCAGGGGATAAGCGTATTGTTTCACTCATTGCTGTTCAATTTTTTCTTGTTATTAATTAATCCGATTCCCTAATTTTAAAATAAAAACTTCATTATCCGGTGCACCCCATTCCGAGTGACCTTTGCCAATAGAGATACTATTCAATTTAAATAACATAGTTCGTTTTGTATATCCGTAACGAAAACGGACGGCATCATAATGTTTAAGGGGCGGTTTGCAACAATACTTGCACTTTTCGGGAATATAGATTTTGCAATCCGTGTTTTTATCGTAGCAATCATAAAATCTTTTGGCCCAATAACTGTTATGTTCCCGATATTCCTCCTTTTTCTCGCCAGATTCTATCATATTGTACCAAATGGCTTTTAATGGTAAATCAAGTATATTCATTTCTTACTGTTCGTTTTGAATTATTTTTTTATAACTACCGCCATTGTACTAATAGATGTGCCACTCTCTTTAAACTCGCCTGCGCTGATTTCAAACACTTCTCCATGTACTTCTTTCAGCCAGTTGCGGAAATCAATACATTTCTTTTCCGAAGCGAATCTCCAGTGTTGGCTGGTTATTGCTGCAAGCGTGCCGCCTTCTTCCAAGCGTTCGTACATAAGCCTGACATGCTCTATATCCTGATTACCGGAAAACGGAGGATTTGCAATTATCTTAGTATAACTACCTACACTGTCTTTGGTAAAGTCTTCATCAAGCAATATTACGTTGCTAAGGGTATGAAGAAATTCTCTGTTTTCCGGCATCAGCTCATAGCATTCCACTGTTACGGAAGGACAAGCCCTATGAATGGCTTTAATGAGAGCACCGCGGCCTGCACTCGGCTCCAGTACCGTATCATCCTCATGTATCCCTCCGGCAAGCATAACCAGCCAGTCAGCAACATCGGCCGGAGTTTCAAAAAACTGGTAATCCTGCTGCAGGTTGCACCGTTTACCTTCTTTCAAAATGGAGAATATACGTTCCGGATTAAACGGGAATGTAAATCCCTGTATCTTACCTCCCTGCCATGAGCCGCCAGCTTCTTCTATCCATTTCTTTGCTTCAGCATAGGATTTCTTATTGAATTGTACTTGGGGAAGTTTGAGAACACCATCCTCAAGAGTACAATGTTTCAATATCTCTTCCACACTCCATTTCTTACCTTCATCAGCCTGTTTTTTCTTTTCGTCCGTTGAAGCGTCCGGCGCTAAAAGTGAAGATATTTTTTGAACAACTATGTTGCTTGCGTCCATGAAGGCACTGACGCAAGATATCGCTTCTATCAAAAAATCAGTGTCAACACACCCAGTATCGTCATAGATGTCTATCCCTTCGGTCATGGATGACAGTTCATTAAGCTGCGCTACACTACCATGTAACGTTTCGATTAAAATCTTTTTTTTGTTCATCATAACTTTTCTGTAAATAAATTCTAGTTGTGTCTACACTCCCGTGACCTAGAAGGTCAGCCAGTTGAATAACATCTTTGTTTTTTTTCAGGAACATTTTAGCAAAGAAATGCCGGAAGGCGTGCGCGTGCATCTTCCTTGGATCAATGCCGCAATGTTTTCCCCATGCTTTCAAGTGCTGGGAAAAGCCACGCTGTGTGATCGGTCCGAATCTCCCTACCGCAAAAATCCCGGTCTTACCATATTCTTTAGCGTAAACCTTTGCTTCTTGCTGTAGCTGTTTTTGAAAGAAAAATCGACGGTACTTGTTACCCTTTCCTTTTAATGTCACTTCCCCGGATATGATGTCTTCCCACGTAAACTGCTGGAATTCCGACAGACGGGCGCCCGTTGTTCCCAAAACCTTAATAAAGAAATAGTAATCCTTGTTGTTTTTTGCCTTGAGATATTCCAACAGCCGGTTATATTCCTCTTCGGTCGGCACATTGTTCACATCAAGCTTGCGCTTTATTTTGGGGCGCTTCAGTTCTATAGGCTTCTTCAGCCATTTGGAAAATCTTTCTATTGCTGTAATTCGCAAACGGATGGTAGCGGGAGATAATTTTTCTTCTTCAAGACTTTTTATAAACCTCCTGCAATTATCCATGTTTACCTCATTGGCATACTCGAAATACTTCTTCATTGAAGTATAATATAAATTAACTGTATGAGGGGAGTAGTCATTATTATCCGTCAACCATACTATAAAGTCATTCAATAGCTTTTTGCTCTTCTCGGATATGACGTCAAGTTTTTCCAGTGGCTTTACCGTCTTATCCCTCCTTCCATATCCGATGTTAAGGAAAGACAATAGATCGCATATAGCTGAACACATTATGGAATGACGCACCATGACATCTGCATTTTCACGCTTATAAACCAGATAGCCACGACGATTGACATCTTCAGTACGTTCAAGAAAATCCGTTACATATTTGATATATTTCCCGACAGTATCATAAGTCCTGCCTGTTGTGTATAAGTAGGAAATATAATCAGTTAATATCTTCTGTCTGTCATTATTCATAATCTTGTTTAATTAAATTATACCAATCATTGCTATCTTCAAAAAAACATCTGTATCCATTAGCCGTATGTTTGCCTCTCACTTTCCGACATATAGCACTGATCAAAGAAGGAGCCACGCCAATCATCTTACCAGCCATTTGTATCGAAGGGAATACTCCACATAATTTCTCATCCTTTATCAAAACTACGCTCTTTTTATTCATACCTGCTCCGGTCTTATGCCAAGCCCCACGTCCTTTAGACAGATTTTTTATACTTCTGGCTTTGGAACGCTTTGAATGATAAACCATTTTACGACCCTTGTTGTGAGATACACAACCTTTTAAAAATCGTCCGGTAATAAAGTCTCTCTCAAATCGCTCAGGCGGTATATATAATTCACTCATATCTGATCAGTTATTAGTCAATTACCAATCTCCACCATCATTTAATATGCCATCAATAGTAGTTACACTATTTTCAATATTGCTACCTCCATATTGCGTAAATTCCGGTGTAGGATTATTGTCTGTATCTCCATGCATCATTACATGAAGCGAACCACTGGCTGAATACAGCCAAAGACGCTTACCATCCTTTTCCCACTTTTTTGCAAGTCGTTTCAGAGAGTCAATCAACTTACATTCTTCGGGAGTACATTCTATCCCAGCTTCTGTTTGATATTTGCTCATATCGAATTAATTTTAAATATTAATCTTTTTCTAAAAAAGTGTTAGTAGTATTCAACACTCCGGCTGAATCCCGATTTTTACCATCACGCACAAAAAAACTATCGCTTAACAGCCTTTCATAATCGATTTTATTCATAAGAATAACACTCGCATTGCCATCTATATACAGTTTGCATTGCATGAATTGAGTTCCTTTTACTTCCTCGATTACGTCTATTTGCATTGTTCTTTTTTTACTCATATCTGTTCCTGTTTTGAACCATTTTCCTGATGTCAGGTAAATGGTAATTATTGGCAATTAAATTATAATTGATCTATCAGTCAACTGTTAATCAACTTCCACTAACTCACCGTTTTCCAGTCTATACCATGTGTCGGCCTTTACAATCTCTCCATCAACTACTACAGCCTTCCAATCGACAATATCATACGTATCTTCCCCTTCTTCAGCTATGACCAAAATTGCACCAATTCCGCCCTTTACCTGAACATTGTTACCTCTTGCCATTGACAAACCATTTGATCCGGTTGAAGCCTTTCCTCTTGCCGTGGCAGCACCATAATCACCAGCCGTGGCAGCCCCGCAATTACCAGCCGTGGCAGCACCATAATCACCAGCCGTGGCAGCACCGCAATTACCAGCCGTGGCAGCACCTCTATAACCAGCCGTGGCAGCACCTCTATCACCAGCCGTGGCAGCACCTCTATCACCAGCCGTGGCAGCACCATAATCACCAGCCGTGGCAGCACCATAATCACCAGCCGTGGCAGCACCACTATAACC